GAAAAAACAACAACGCAACGTGTTCAGTTTAAAAACAAAATGTTGGTAGAGTCAGCTCAACTCATCGACGATTCTGATCAAGACCTGATTGAATATTTGCAATCAAGATCAATTGACTATCGCGAATATCCTTTCATGAAAGATCAACAACAGAAACGCCCAGGTATTCTTATACCGTTTACATACAACAATCAGATTGTCGGGCAGACTATACGTTTTTTAGATGATCGAAAACCCAAATATCTAAATGATTTACCTGCTGGATATGTGTTTGGAATGGATTGGCAATCGGAAAATTGGCAGCAGGTAATTGTGGTAGAAGGTGTGTTTGATGCATTGTCGATTTCGGGTGTTGCAGTTTTACACGCCGATGTAAATGATGCTCAAGTGCAATTGATACAGTCACTTGGGCGTGATGTTGTGGTGGTCCCTGATCAAGACACTGCTGGCATGAAGTTGGTTGATCGTGCTGTAGAATTGGGATGGGGTGTGAGCATGCCTGATTGGCCAGATGATATAAAAGATGTAAACGATGCAGTAAGAACATTAGGCAAGTTGACAACTTTGCTAACTATTATGCAAGCCAAAGATACCAGTCGTATTAAAATTGAGCTAAGGAAAAAACAAATTGTTAAAAGACTACGGGATTGACGTACAAAGATTATTTTTAGAAATGATGCTGCAAGATGCAGAATCTTATGTGCGTGTTCAAAATATCTTCAATGCTGAAAACTTTGACAGGAGTCTACGCCCGGTAGCAGAGTTTTTAAAACAACACTGCGACCAATACACAACCATGCCCGAACGCACACAGGTTGCGGCTGTAACTGGTGTAAAGTTAATTGAAGTTCCTGAACTCAACGAAGGGCATTATGATTGGTTTTTAGAAGAATTTGAAGCATTCACACGTAGACAAGAATTAGAACGTGCAATCTTAAAAAGTGCAGACTTGTTGGAAAAAGGCGAGTTTGATCCGGTTGAAAAACTAATCAAAGATGCTGTGCAAATTTCCCTGACAAAAGATCTCGGCATGGACTTTTGGCAAGATCCCGAAGGCATGTTCAGTAGATATTTTGACAACGGTGGACAAGTAAGCACAGGTTGGCCACAAATGGATCGGCTGTTGTATGGTGGCTTTAGTAGAGGCGAGCTCAATATCTTTGCAGGTGGATCAGGATCAGGCAAAAGTTTGGTGATGATGAACATTGCACTCAACTGGGTGCAACAAGGGTTGCATGGTGTGTACATTACACTGGAATTGAGTGAAGAACTAACAGGGTTACGTACAGCAGCAATGTTGAGTGACATGAGCACAAAGGATATTCGCAAAGATAAAGAAACTGCCGGTCTCAAAATTAAAATGGCAGGCAAGCGAGCTGGAACATATCAAATCAAAGCACTTCCGGCGCAAAGTAATATCAACGACATTAGAGCATTTTTAAAAGAATATCAAGTTAAAACAAACAAACAAGTTGACTTTATTATGATCGACTATCTTGATTTGTTGATGCCAGTGAGTGCAAAAGTAAGCCCAAATGATTTGTTTGTCAAAGACAAGTATGTGTCAGAAGAACTACGTAACTTGGCAAAAGAATTAGGTATGTTGATGGTGACAGCATCGCAATTGAATCGTAGTGCTGTGGAAGAAATTGAATTTGATCACAGTCACATATCGGGTGGTATATCTAAGATCAATACAGCAGACAATGTGTTTGGTATCTTTACAAGTAGAGCTATGCGTGAGCGTGGTCGCTATCAGATACAGTGTATGAAAAGTCGTAGCAGTACTGGTGTTGGACAAAAGATTGATCTTGAATATGATATTGATACAATGCGTATTACTGATGCAGGCGGCGACGAAGGTAATGCAGCGGCTGCACCTAAAGCTAGCATTTACGATCAAATAAAAAACAAAGCAGAAGCTAGCAATCAAGACACTGTGACAGATGATCCAACACAAGATGTTCCCAAAGTACAAGCTGAAGTTCAAAGCACAAAACTCAAGCAGTTGTTGGGGCAGATAAAATCTAATGCATAAAACAAAGATATCAAGTCACACCGGCTTTCAACCGTTGCGTGAAGTATGGCTTGGTGATGTGTATCCAGAAAGTTTTTATGATGTGCTGTTACCGCAGGATCGAGAATTCTTTCATCATATAACAGAAATAACACGTGAAGATCTTGCTAAAATTGAACGCAAGTTGATTGACTTGGGAATCAGTGTAAGGCGTCCAGAGTTTGATCGAGTGGACAATTATCTTGATGATTATGATGATCTTTGTAAACCACCCATCACACCTCGAGATTGGGCATTGACATTGGGAAACGAGCTTTGGGTAGTTCCGCAGTATCCCGGTGGGTTTACTGGATTTGAAACTACTATAAAAGAATATCAAGCAACAGGGGAACAAGTGCAAGTGCTTGATCGTGCAAAGCCCGATGATCTATGTTATCTTTCAGGTCCTTCTACTGTGCGAGTTGGGCGTGATATTTTTGCAGATGTTCCTTTAGATGATCCGTTTGAAGTCGAACAGTTTAACAGTGTTGTCGACCGCTTGGCTCAAAACTATCGAGTGCATATAACACACTCTGGTGATCACTGTGACGGAATATTTTGTCCGATTGCGCCAGGTCATATTTTTAGTACACATTATCGAGAAAGTTATCAAAAAACATTTCCCAACTGGGAAGTTTTTTGGTTACCCGACACAACCAAGCAACGTCAATTTTTTGGTGGCAACTGGTGGGTAGATGGCAGAGACTATCAAATATACAGTGACTTGATTACCAAACGTGCGCAAAACTGGGTAGGCGATTTTCGTGAAACTGTGTTTGAAGTTAACATGTTGGTTATCGATGAAAAAAACGTAATGTGCATTAGCGAAAACGAAGCAGCATTACGAGAACTAGAACGATTGGGTATAACACCACATGTGGTTGATTTTCGTGCTAGAAATTTTTGGGATGGCGGTTTACACTGTTTGACTGTAGACATCGAAAGAGAAGGCGAGTGCTTGGATTATTGGCCCGGGCGAGGTGATGTAGGAATATACAGATATGAAGCCAACAGCTATTGACTTTTTTTCCGGTAGTCACGGACATTTTCTCGAATACTGTATCAATCGTTACATTTATCAAATACCAAGTTTTGCAGACCAACTGCTGACAGCAACCGGGACCAGTCACGGTTTAAAAGGAAATAGCGAATATCTATCAAAAAGACAGGCAGTAAGCGGGCATTATACCGAATTTAATTCTCCAGTTGTTGCTGACAATATTGTACGAATTGTTATTTCAGACTTTATGGGTGCTTGTTGCTATCAACTCAATGTAATCAATCGTGCCGGTGATGTCACAGCCGATGAAAAAAATCAACAGTTGCCTGACAGTGTATTAAATTCTCCCAGTCAATTGAGAAACTACTATTATTCAAAGTTCACAGGTGACGGGTATCAATTGCCCAGCAACTGGCAGCGCCCGGGATTTGATTTTGAAATGAGCAGCCTGTATCGGTTTGATTGTTTTTTACATGAAATGAAAAACACCGCTGATTATTTAAATCTCACATTTACACCTGATCGAGAACTGGGAATATTATGGAAACAGTTTTTAGAAAAAAATCACGGATTACAGGCCTGGCAAAGATGTCAAAATGCAGTTGAACAAATTTTTTGTAATGACAGCAGCCGACTTGATTTTGATATACAACATCAGGCGTTACTCAATTGTTTGCTGAGTCGTGCTGTGGGTATACACGATGGTGCATTGTTTGATCAAGATCAATACCCCGGCACAACCAAAGAAATATATCATCACATTCAAAAACACATAGACACATTTGACAGTCGATTTGTCTAGGACTGGCGTATTAGATCTAGTGTAACACAATGAAATCCACCACCCAGTGTTCTGCTGTGTCTCAAAGTCAATGGCACTACTGTAAAGTTTCGTCGTTCCAACTGTCGAATCAAATCATTTTGTGCTTGATCAACTATCACTGTGTTATGGTCGATGCTGAGAACATTCATACCAATCCATTTGCTGGCATACGGATATTCATGAAACGTTTGTGGCACACAGTCTTCAACCCAAATTTTATCCCAGTCATTTAAATATTCCGGTAGGTTATCCCAGTTCACTCTATGGGCATTTAGTATTACAGTGTTAGGACCAACAGGGCAAATTGTGCTGTCGATGTGTACACCAGCGTAAAAATTAACAGGAATAATTTTAATTTCAGGAAACTGTTTTTGTAGCCATTCGAGTGCTTTTTGATTTCCGCTGTTGCTTACCAAGTACAACCAAGTGTCGCCGAATCGGGCAACATTTGCAGCATCTAACACCATGTCTTGGTCTCTTGGCATGTGTCGTATTTCTGCGCCGTTGAGATGGGGAAGAAGATATTCTATTTCTTGATCTCGGCAGCCATACATCATTGCTGGATCAACAACAACATCACCTGCAATCAACAGTCTATCTCTTGGGCAATAGTTATACATGCCTTGTGTTTCGTAAAAATCATTTTTAATGGGACGAACAACTTCTACGCCCAATTGAGTTAGTGTGTCGGCTAGTGTTTGTAAATCTTCATTGCTTTCGTCTATCACTCGAGGATCAACAACCCCTCGCGGCAACGGAGTTTCTTTCCATAGTGTTCGTTTTTCT